GCCACATCGTCAAGCATTTCCAGATGGTGGAATTGTACGAGACGGCGGAAGCACTAAGGAAGGCAAGAGACCAGCATGCCGAATTCATCGAGAAAACCGCCCGTATTCGTCAGATGGCTAAGCTTGCGAAGACGGATGCTGCTGGCAGCGTGGCTACGAGACAAGGGCGCCAGTTGGGCTGAATGGATTTGTCCTGAGCTTAAAGAAACCGACGAGAAGAAGGACGAGGAGAGGAAATGACGAAAATCACCAAGCTAACCCCCGAGCAGGAAGCGCAGATACCAATCATCCGCGATGAATTCCTGCGCCATGGTCTATCGACTGAACCAGCAGATTTCGATGCTGCAGAACAGGCCGTAAAGGAAGCATACGCAGTCGCGGGTCTTCCGCCGCCTAATCTCTTCATCCGCCTAGCTTCCCCACATGAGGGAGCCATAGGTGCCGCGATACTGAAGAACACGCGGCTTGGTGAAGAGGTCGGGGCTCAGGTCAGGGCTCAGGTCTGGGATCAGGTCGGGGCTCAGGTCGGGGATCAGGTCTGGGATCAGGTCGGGGCTCAGGTCGGGGATCAGGTCTGGGATCAGGTCAGGGCTCAGGTCTTGGATCAGGTCAGGGCTCAGGTCGGGGCTCAGGTCGGGGATCAGGTCGGGGCTCAGGTCGGGGATCAGGTCGGGGCTCAGGTCAGGGATCAGGTCGTGGATCAGGTCAGGGCTCAGGTCTGGGATCAGGTCAGGGCTCAGGTCAGGGATCAGGTCTGGGATCAGGTCGTGGATCAGGTCAGGGCTCAGGTCAGGGATCAGGTCTGGGCTCAGGTCGTGGATCAGGTCTGGGCTCAGGTCAGGGATCAGGTCAATGCCTCCTTCTTGAGCCAACACGAGGCCGGATGGTTGTCGTGGTTGGCGTTCTTCCGCCGCGTTTGCAATCTGCCAAACACCGAGAATATCAATCCGCTTCTGCGCATCGCTCAGTCCTGCGGATGGGTCTGGTTCTTCGCTGGAGCCGTCATCATCACCGATCGACCGCGCACGTTACGCCGTGACGACCAAAACCGCCTGCACTGCGAGACGGGACCAGCAATCGAATATCGCGACGGCTTCGGCGTCTATGCATGGCATGGAACGAGAGTTCCTTCGCACTGGATTTCTGACCGGGCTAACATCGATCCGAACGAGATCATCAAGGCGACCAACGTTGAACAGCGCGCGGCAGGAGCGGCGATAGCTGGATGGCCGAAGATGCTCTCTGTTCTAAAGTCAAATACGATCGACAAGCACGAAAACACAGACATTGGGGAGCTTATAGAGCTCACGCTTCCGGGTCTTCCGGAGCCCGGTTTGTTCCTGAAGGCTGTGTGTCCGAGAAACGGGATTATCTGCGAAGGCGTCCCGAGAGTCTCAGACATCGATGGTCTTCCGATCACAACAGCACTTGCAGCGCAGGCATGGCGAATCGGTGATCCCCTCTCTGAATACGTTCATCCCCAACGCAGAACCTGAAAGGGAAAAGTGGAAATGAAACAGGTAATTGGACAGCAGGGCGAGTGCCGGATCGTCAAGATAGATGCTCTTCCGGCAGGCATGGAAACGAAGACGGTTGATCGTCTTCCCAAGGGTTTCGTGATCTCTCATTCCGAGAGCGGCCACCATCACCTCTTGACTGGCGGCGATGTCATGGAGCGCATCAACAACGTGCCTTCCGGGATGCAGATGTTCTACGCCATCCTCGATGAGCCTCAGTCGTTCATTCAGGACGCGGCCAACCCGCACGGCGGCTACGACCTCGATCCCGGCATCTATGAATTCCGCATCAGCCGAGAGTTTTACCCATTCGCGGAGCAGGCGCGGCGTGTGGCCGACTAAAACCAGTTCCTCACGGCTGCATCCCTTCCTCCAAGGAAGCAAGCCGAAACTACCGGAGGGGTAATGCCCTCCGGGTTTTTCTTCACAAGAGGCAGCTATGACGAAGAGAAAGCACACAGACGAGACGATCTTCGAAGTTCGGCGCCTCCTAGCTGCCGGCACCAAGCAAAAGGATATCCAGGCGCTTCTTGGCATCGCACAGCACACGATATCGAACATCAATACCGGCAAGCATGTCCCGATTGTTGAGTTGCCGAAGCAAGCGGCCCTGAAAACATCCGCCTTGAGCTTGTTCAAGAAAGGGCATGACTACATCGCGATCGGGCAATTCCTGCACCTCACCGAAGCCGAGGTTGAGAAGCAAATACACGCTGAGCGCAATGCCGCAATTAGGCAATCCGTTCGTCGTGAGCAGCGTCGAATTCTCCAGCAATACTGGATGCGCAGATACCGTGAGGAGATGCGCGAACTGAGGGCGAAGGCATGATCCCAGCCGAAGAAATGCTCGACTGGATCGATCGCCGCATGTGGTCCCTCAACACCTACATCGAGGACCACGGCCCAGGCAGTAAGCGCCCCATGCCGGAAACGATCATAGCAGGCAAGCTCGACGATATCGCTAAGTTTACTGAGCTTCGCGGCGCCTACGTCAAGGCTCTCAATAGGAAACTGGCTAGCGAGGCGGCAGCATGACGAGGATCGAATTACCTTTTCCCCTGCCTGTCTCCGCCTGCTTCGAGAACGTCCCCAAGGTAGGACGTCGCGCCACAGCCCGTTACCGGGAGTGGACGAACGAAGCCTTGTTGATGATCGCCTCTCAGAAGCCGCAGAAGTTCGGCGGCGAGGTGTCTATCTCCATCGGCCTCGTGGCCCCAGATAAGCGCGCTAGGGACTGCGACAATGCCTTGAAGGGAATTTGTGACGTTCTCGTCAAATCTGGCGTCATTCGCGACGATTCAAACCGCTATGTGCGCCGTCTGACGGTCCAGTGGGTGGCGTCTGGAGCGCCGTGTACCGTTCTAATTTCAGCATATGAGGATGAAGCAGCATGACAGACAGCCCAGATTTCGAAACACCCAATTCCGAATGGACGAAAGCGCCAAACCGAGTCGTCATGAACATTGACCCGCTTGGCTGTTGGACGATCTACAGCGACGAACCGATAGAGTTCTTCTGCGTCAACGACCACTGCCCAGATGATCGGGTCTATCAGATGGACGTTGAATTAGGTGTCGAGAAGGTGCGGGCGCAGCTCGGAGACGAGCCTGTAGGCCATCGTCTTGATAGCAACGCCTTCGGTGAAGGGTACGGCCCCAGAAAGCCTCCTTCCAAACGAAAACTTACCGTCATCAAGTGAGGTGCAGCATGAAGATGTCAGAAGACGAAAGAGCTGGCTTCGAAACGCTCAAAGCCAAGATGCCAGAGGATTTGGCGCTTGAGGTGGTGAAGTTCCGGCGTACCAAGAAAGCACAGATCACCGCCCGCATCGCTCGTGCCCTTCTCAGGGAATACGAGGCTACTGGCGACATCGAGAAGGCAGCCGAAACGCACATGGTGCGAGGCTGGGTAGGTTTCGAGGCCGCATGGGTCAAGAAGGCCCAAGGCTTCACCGATCAGAACCACCCGACACCACGGCAGGAAACCCGCGAAGAATACCTCGCCCGCGCGATCCAGAAGAACCAGGACGACTGGGAAGGCAACTCTCGCGCTCGTCAGGTCCGTCAACTTATGGCGCAGGCGATGAAGCAATGATCAACCATGCCGATCGCCAGCGTGACACCATTGCCCGCGAACACCTCCAGTTCGTCGAAGAGAACGTCTCCCAAGAGGCTTTCACCATGGGAGTGAACCGCAGGGCTTGGCCAGTAGGCGCCCGCTGGTTCTGGGCATTGCAACAGGTTTGGGCGCCACGCGCCGCATCACAGCACAAGGAATCCGCAGAATGAACATGCACGCCGCTGAATTAGCGATCCACTACAAGGACGTGAGAAAGCGTCTATTCGGCGTTCAGACCGCGAAGGCTCGCGTCATCACGCATACGGTAGTGAAGAAGCCAGAACCGGCTCCTGAGCCTATCGTCCTTGCTCCTTTGCCCCTCTGGGCTGTCGTTGATCTCTATTTCGACTGGCACGTCAAGGTTTGGCACGAAGCTATAGAGCGACAGGTGGCAGACCTTGCGCATGAGAATGTCGCCCTCCGCGCCGCCTTGAAGGTTCAGAAAGCAGATCTCTACGAGATGGAATACATGCCCAGGCGGCTGACAAAACACATAATTGCTGAAGTGCTCGAAAACTTCCCCGGTGTCACATGGGAAGACCTGAAAGGGAAGCATCGGACAAGCAACATAGTCTATCCGCGCCAGCTCTGCATGTACGAAATCCACAGGCAGCGCAAAGACCTGTCATATCCGGCTATCGGGCGGATGTTCGGTGGACGCGATCATACCACGGTGCTTCACGCCATTCGCAAGATCGAATCCATGACCAGCGACGATAAACAGGCGGCAGAGTGGATGCAGCGCAAGCAGCGCAAGCACGTGACACGGAGACGGAAGCTGGCGCCAAGCCCATACGCGGTGGCCCGTCTGGCAGAGATACACAGCATCATCTACTAACGAGGAACAAGCACCATGGCGGCAAAATGGTTCTGCATCCGTTTGAAACCACAGGCGCAACGCCCTGCCAAGCAGGACCCACGCGTTACCAACATTGAATTCTCTCTTAGGCAGGAGGGCTTCGAACACTACATGCCTATAGAACGCCGTGAAATCATCCACCACAGAACGAAACGTCCGATCGACAAGCAATACCCGCTCATCCCTGGATATGCCTTCGTCTGCGATGTGGGCGACTGGCTACGGCTCAACCAATGCGATTTCGTGGCCGGTGTCCTCGGTGTGAGGGGAACCCCCATGCCGATCATGCCAACGGTCATAGATGCCGTTCGCGATGCCGAGGCCGTCATCCTCTCAGAATACGAGAGGCAGAAGGCCATGCGCCGCCAGCGAGAGAAGGAACAGGCAGACCGTCTTCAGCATATCCCGCAGAGACGCGCCCGTCAGATGTATCCGGCAGGAACGCCGATCGTCATCGACCGCACGCACGTCCTCCTTGGCGGCATGAAGGGGAGGGTAGTGGACGCTACCGGAAGACAGACGGTAAAAGCGGTAGTCGAAACGCTTAACGGCATGGTGAATGCAGAGCTATCGTTGGCATTTGTGGATAAGGTGGCGTGATGTTCTGGAAAACAGGTGAATACGATTTAGATGGCCACAAAATCCCTATATACAAGGAGAATAAACGAATGCCAGTTTCGAAACCCGTCTATAACGCAAGGCAATGGGCATCAGCTCAAGAGCAAGGAGTTATTACTACAGTAAGTGGGATAAAGGTTCTTGGTGAGTTTGATGGCAAGCTCTTGGTGGAGAACGACGGGAATATATGGATTCTGAAAGACGATGGGTTCCATATCGTGCCATTTCTTCGTACGGACATCAAAGTTCAATGGCATAAATAGATTGCTTGTAACCATTGATTATTAACTGCAACTCAGTTAATAATTCGGCCAGTGATTTGGGTTGTGCTGTTAGCGGGAATCGCCGGGCCCACGGGAGAGTTTCACGGCTCCCATTTTAAGAAGAGCTATGCCCAAATGACCCGGCCACAATTCTCGATGGCCCGTAGGTATTGCGGGACATCAAACCCTGATCAGTTTCTCATGGACGCCGCTGAACGGTTTGTGGCGGAAGTCCTAGACCCCTTTGAGAACCTAACAGGTAAGCATCAGAACATTGTTCGCTTGAAGCGGCGTTCGATAGTGCCTAGCAGGGCTAGAGACGGGGCCGGAGCCGCGTGGATAAAGATATTCTCGGCCTATGAGGGAGACGAGTGTATCGTTTTCCCGTTCTCCACCGCCGCCAGCCCGCGAGGCTCCCTGGTCTTCAATTTCAAGAAGATGGAAGCCCACCGCGCCATGTGCTTGAAGGTCAATAAGCTACCGCCAGAGCCCAACATGATGGCCCTCCACAAGTGTGGGAACGGGCATTTGGGCTGCGTCACTCCAAAGCATTTATATTGGGGTGACCGCTCGAACAACGCTAAGGATGCCCGCCGCCATATGGTCGAAGGCAAGCCGGAGTGTGTCAGGGCATAAGCCATCATGTTAACGAAATCCGACAATTCAAACACGTCGGCATCGTCATGTTAAGCGCCAAGCATGAGAGGAGCAAGCCATGAGCCCCACGCTTCGCCCAATCATCATCCTCACCATCATATTCGCTGCGGCTATCATCATCTCAACTCTTCTTGGATGGGTCTGAAATACAACCTAGCAGGATGTATTGCCCGCAAGGAAGTGTCCCATTATCCGGGCTGTATACCAACTCAAAATTGAATTGGCCTCTCAGACAGGCAGGTAAACCATGGCAGCGAGAACATCAAAGCCCAATAAGAGACAGCAGGACCAAACCAGGGAGGCCATCAAGACCACCCAGCTCGTAAAACGCTTGCAGTGCTTTGCCTTAGGCGAGAAGGACGATGCAGGGAACGTGGTGGAGCTTGATGCGAACAAGCTGCGTTCGATCGAAGTGCTTCTCCGAAAGTCATTGCCAGACCTTTCTACCGTCACGCTACAAGGCGACGAAGACGGAGGACCAATCGGCGTAGTGTTCAAAACCGTCTACGAGAACCGTGGAGATTGAGCGCCGCATAAGGCCGCATCAGCAGCCTTTGCACCGTTACATGACGACTACAGCGGCAGCGAGAGCCATTGAGATTGCTCATCGCCGCTGGGGCAAGGATGAAATAGCCCTGGGCGTCACATGCGAGCTAGCGCATCGCCGCATCGGCTCATACTGGCACTGCCTCCCAGAGTACGGACAGGCGAGGAAGGCGCTCTGGACTGCGGTGAATGCTCACACTGGCAAGCGCCGCCTGTTCGAAGCCTTTCCGCCCGAGATCTGCGACAGCGTCAACGACCAGGAAATGTTCATCCGCCTCAAGTGCGGCTCTACTTGGCAGATGATCGGTTCCGATCGGTATGACGCCACGGTGGGGGCTGGTGTGGCGGGCATCACCTATTCGGAATGGGCTTTGGCCAATCCGAGCGCGTGGGCCTATCACCGCCCGATGCTGGAGGAAAACAACGGCTGGGCGATGTTCATCACCACGCCTCGCGGTCGCAACCATGCGCATGCCATGTACCAGATGGCAAAGGCGAATATGGATAGCGGCGGCCGCTGGTTCGCTGAAGTCTCCAACATCCATGATACGGGCGCTTTATCGCCTGCCCAGATTGAAGAGTCGCTGGCCGAATATATCGCTCTCTACGGCGAGGACATTGGGCAAGCGCAGTTCGATCAAGAATATCTCTGCTCGTTCAATGCCGCCATTCTCGGTGCCTTCTATGCCCGAGAGATGGTCGCAGTCCGCAGGGAAGGCCGGATAACGCCGATCGACCCCATTGAAGGACGGCCGGTTCATCGGGCTTGGGACATCGGTGTCAAGGACGATACGTCAATCTGGTGGTTTCAGGTTGTCGGCACGCAGGTCTTCATCCTCGATTGCTACAGCCAGTCAGGCGTGGGCTTGGATCACTACGCCGAGGTGGTGCATAAGCGCAACGCAGAGCATGGGTGGAAATCGGGCATCGATTTCGTCCCGCACGATGCAAAGATCAAAGAATGGGGCTCTGGCAGAACTCGCGTTGAGACCATGAAGGAATTCGGACTCAACCCCCAGCTTTGCGTCAATGCAACGAAGATGGACGGTATCAATGCCGCGCGCCAGACGCTCGCCAGATGCGTATTTCACCCGAGGACCGAGGACCAGGGTATATCCGCTCTGGAGCAGTATCGCCGCGAATGGGATGACGACAAGAAGGCTTTCAAGCTGTCGGAAGTCCATGACTGGTCATCGCACTTGGCCGATGCCTTCCGATATCTCGCCCTTTCGTGGCGCGTCATCCCTGAAATGCCAGACAGGACGATTGAAGAGCCGCCTCCCGGTATGTTCCGTCCACCTCCAGTTCAACAGCCATCACGCGGAAGGATTCTCATCAAGTGAATCCAGACATCATTGATCCTCCAGAATACACGCCCGTAACAGGCGAGAGCCAAGTATGGCTCACCATGATTGACGAGGCCGAGGCTGTCTGGCGTGATTACAACGCATATTGCGATGGTATTGAGAAGCTTTATGCCGATCTGACGCGGCTTGCATCTGTGGCTAGAGACCGTGAATATCAGATCTTCTGGGCAAATATTCAGGTTATCAACCCGTCTATCTACGCTCGCCCTCCTATCCCAGTCGTCACGCCACGCTTTAAGGACCGCCGCCCGCTCTATCGCGTATCGTCAGAGCTTCTTGAACGCGCGAGCGTCACAAGCTTCGACCTGACTGACATTGACGGAGTGATGCGAGAGATCCGCGATGATCTGTCTATCATTGCCCGTGGTGCAGCATGGATTCGGTATGACAGCCGCAAGCGTGGTCAATACTCAGAGCGCGTCTGCATCGAGCATGTGAACCGCCGCGACTTTCTCATGCAGCCATGCCGTGAATGGGCAGAGAACGATTGGGTTTCCCGCCGCTGCTGGATGACGCTTGAGGAGATGAAGGACCGCTTTCAGGAATTCTCTGGTGATGCCTATCTCAGCGCTGCGCTTCAGGTCGACAATAAAGATAAGCGGGATGGAGGCGCTACACGTCAGCAGAAAGTACCTGTCTGGGAGCTGTGGTGCAAGAGCAAGGAAAAGGTAGTCTGGGTCACTGAGGGCGTTCCGGTCACTCTGGACGAATCCGAGCCCTACCTTGATCTGGAAGGCTTCTTCCCGTGCCCCAAGCCTGCGTTTGGTACGCTTCAGCGCAACAGCATGATCCCGGTTCCAGATTACCTGCTGTACAAGGATCAGCTTGAGGAAATCAACCAGCTTACAAACCGCATCCATGCGCTAGCGGATTCCCTGAAGGTCAAGGGCTTCTATCCTGCCGGGGGGGAGATTGGCGATGCTGTCGAGGCTGCTCTCAACGCGGTTAACGATGAGCAGATCATGGTGCCCATCTCGAACTGGGCGGCATTCGGCAATGGTGGCGACAAGATCATATGGCTGCCGATCGAAGTCGTAGCCCAGACGATCCAGGGCGTCATCCAGCTTCGTAACGAGGTCATCAACAACGTCTACCAGATCGTCGGTATCTCCGACATTCAGCGTGGCTCGACAGATCCTAATGAAACCAAGGGGGCTCAGGAGCTAAAAGCCCAATTCGGTTCCGTCCGCATTCGAGACAAGCAGGCCGAGTTGGTCCGCATTGCCCGCGATATCGTCCGCATCGCCGCTGAAATCATGGCGGAGGAGTTCTCCAAGGACACTCTCCTTGCCATGTCGCAGATGGAAATCCCGACTGATGCCGATATCAGGAAGCAGGTCAATCAGGTTCAAGCGCAAGCCAATCAGCAGGTCGACGCTCTAAACCAACAGATTCAGCAGGCCACATCGAACCCACAGATGATGGCGCAGGCTCAGCAGAACCCGGAGCAAGCACAGCAGGTTCTTCAGCAGGCTCAAGGGCAGATCCAGCAGATCGGCCAGCAGGCGGCACAACAGGTTGCCAAGCTGGAGGCTACGCCTACCATTGAGCAGGTGATGAAGTTCCTGCGAGACAACAAGACGCGCTGCTTCGTTCTGGAGATCGAGACGGATTCGACGATTGCTGTTGATGAGATGGCGGAGAAGCAGGCGCGAACCGAGTTCTTGACGGCGCTTGGTGGAACGCTCCAGCAGTTTGGCCCGGTTGTTCAACAGATGCCGCAGCTTGCGCCAATCTTCGGTGACATCCTCAAGTTCGCCATTGCTCCGTTCAGGGCAGGGCGTGAACTCGAAGGCAAGATCGACGAAGCCGTTGATTCCATGTCGCAGCAGGTCAATCAGCAGGAGCAGCCCAATCCTGAAGCGATCAAGGCTCAGGCCGAGGCGCAGGCCAAGCAGCAGGAAATGCAGCTCAAGGCGCAGGATGACGCTCGCAAACAACAGGCTCATGAGCAAGACATGCGGGACAAGGCCGCTGTGACGCAGACGGAAATCCGACAGAAGCAGGAAACGGCTGAATTCGAACGCCAGCAGATCGCCAACAAGTACCAGACGGAAATCAACAATCTCGTCGTCAAGTCCGCCCAGGAGACGCAGAAGCATAATCAGGATCTTCAGAAGGGCGCCCTCGATATCGAGAACAAGCGCCTGACGAACGCCGGACAGGTTCAGGCTTCCATCCTCAAGAGCAACGAAGCTGGGCAGAAGGCAGAGCTTAACGAGCGCGCCGCGAAGGTGAAAGAGACCGGCTTGGGAGGCAAGAATGGCAGCTAATGGCCTTGGCGCTCCCGTCGTCGTTGTCGGTGGAACGGTCAACCCAAGCGATATTCTCATCTCAGGCGGTGGAATTACGGGCACAAACCCACGTATCCGCGTTGATGTAGGGGAGCCGTCATTCTTCGATGGCAGGCAGTTTCGCACATTCAAAGAGCTGAATATTGCCCTTGCTGCTACCTATGTCATCAAGGCCGTAACGACGAAGAACATAATTCTCTATGGCCTTGAACTGTTTCTGACGAGTGGAGAGATTAAACTTTCCACTGTCACTGGCGGGACGGAGGGTGGAACGTTCTCTGAAACGCTGCCTCTATTTCCGCGCAATACGATGTCGGAACGCCCTACGCCAATCTACACGTCGACAACGGTGCTCACGGCAGGCGGGACGCATACAGGTGGCACTATCCTTGATCTGCTTTGGGAGAAGACGGCGGATAACTCCAATTTCGCTGCAAGCGTTGGTGCCGTTCCCGGTGATGAACGTGGCGTAGGCGCTGGCACGTATTACTTCAGGCTGAACGCGATCGTGGCTGCTACCGGGGTTTTCAAAGCTCGGTTTGAGGAAAGACTAAGCTAGAGATGCCGTCCTCAAGCGCCAAGCAACGCCGTTTCATGTTGGCAGCTAGCCACAATCCTTCCTTCGCCAAGAAGGTCGGCATTGCCGTGTCGGTGGCCAAGGAATTTGTCCAGGCAGATGAGCACAAGAAGAAGCTTGTTCACGCCATGAGGAGCAAGAAGAAATGATTGACGTTCGGATAGCATATCCAGGCAAGCTAGGTATCGCTCAGCCTCTTCTTGTGTCGTTCCATGGCGATTTCTGCGTTCTCTACAACGGCCTTTACGTCACCTTTACCGGCCAATCGGCAGAGCAAGTGATCGTTCCATGACAATTGATACCTCTGTTACAGTCGACTTCACGCCGGCCATGCGTGGCACGATGCAGACGACAACTGATGCTGATGGTATCAGGGCGACGACTGCGGACGCTACGGCAGGTACGAACGACACCAAGTATATGACGCCTCTGAAGGTCATTCAGGCGTTTACGGCATTTACGACCATTCCGGCCACGAATGTCACGGTTACGCCTGTCGGTGGGATTTCAGCCACCAATGCGCAGGACGCGTTCGCAGAACTGGATAGCGAGAAGGCAAATATCGCCAGCCCTACGTTTACCGGCACGGCAACGTTTTCGGGCCCGGTGAATCTTTCCAGCAGTCTTTCAGTGCAGACAACGTCGCTCTTTATCGGAGCATCGACGTTCTCGGACACGGTAACGTTCAATGGCACTGTCACGTTCACCAACGCGCAGACATTCTCGAATGTTCGCATCAATCCGCGTATCACGACGGTGGCCAGCGCCTCTTCGATTACGCCAAACTCCGACACCACGGATGTTCATGCTGTTTCTGCCCTTGCTGCCAACCTCACGATCAATGCGCCTACGGGAACGCCTGTAGACGGCCAGCAGCTTCGTATCCGCATCAGAGACAACGGAACGTCCCGCACGCTGACATGGAATGCTGCCTATTCGGCGATGTCTTCGGAGCTATGGGCAGCGACCCTGATCAACAAGTCGATGATCTGGACATTCATTTGGTCGGTCGCAACCTCGAAATGGGAAGTGGCTAGCGCTAATCCAATGCCGGGGACATGGGGATGACAGCAATAAATGGTGTTCCAGTAGTTCTGATTGAAAGTCCTAATCCCCTTCTTGGGAAAGCAGTTGCCGTAACCGTGTCTACTGTAGCCAAGGGTGGAATGATTGCCACAAAGGCCACTAATGGGCGGGGAATGGCAGTGCAGGAAGTAGCGTCAGGCGGGTTGCCTATCGTCTACACAACTTGATCGAATGTTCTAACATAACAGGAGAAATGGCATGGCTCTTTCAGCAGCAGCTAAGCTTAACCAGCAGGGAATTCCAAACCAGGCAGCGGCTACAATTGCATCTATCGCAGTAGCAGGCACGGCCAATAAGTCTCAGGTGACGGCCCTTGTAGCTCTTACTGACAGTTCTGGTGGCACGCCTTCAGATACGATTGTGGATGTCCCTGCATCATATACGGAAGCTACCTTGGCTAATCAGCTTTCTTCACTCGCAACGAAAATCAATCAGATTATCGCTGCCCTCAAGGCTTGACCATGAGGCAGAAGTTTTGCCGGCACTGCTCGCAATGGCATGAGGTCGATAATTGGCCTTCTGCCTGTTACGTTATTCCGGAACGGGCGAGATCTGATGCTCTCCCCGTTCCGTATTTCATCAGCGACACGATCGAACCATGTACGAGCATGGCGGACGGTCGGACGTACTCTTCCAAAGCAGCATTAAGGGCGACCTATCGCCCTTCAGGCAATCCACAGGGCGAAAGCTACGTGGAGATTGGCAACGCGCCCATCAGGACTGCACCGCAGCCAGATACAAAGCAGCACAAATCCTCTGTGAGGGAGTCGCTTCAGAAGGCGAAGGCCATCGCAGGACTTTAACCGCAAACCTCCTCAGACAAGGTGACGCATGGAAAAGACTAATACGCTCCCAGTGCAGTGGTACAACGGCTATGACTTCCTAGAAGGTGGCCGCGGCAAAAATGAATTCATGGAATACCTCAAAGAGAGGCAAATAGCGCCTCACGATGTCAGGTATTCTGTGAATGGCGATGAGGACCTTGAGAACATTGCCGTCCTTCTTTCTGCACAGTTCCTCCAAGTTTCAGAACAGCTCGACAAGGCAATAGCAGATGCGGTCCAGCTGAGACTCGCCTTGAAGGGAATCGCCTCCAACATGAAGCACGCCGTCAGATCGAAGCGCGCCAGCCGCCAATATCTGATGGAGCAAGCCGCCAAAGAAGCTGAAGAAAAGCTTGCGGCCGCACGTGCTCAATTAGAGGAGGTGAAGTAAATGGAACAGCAGCAGATCGAAATCCCCAATCAAGGTCCGACACCTACAGGTTCGCTAGGCTCTCAGGTTCCACAGAAGGGCGAAGAGTCGTCGCAGGGCCAGCCGCCTAATCGTTCTCTCCGCGACACGATCGAGAACGCCGCCAAGGAATCGGCCAAGCTTCAGGAAGCCAAGGCCAATCCTCCGGAGCCCAAGGCAGAGCCCAAGGCGAAAGAAGCGGCCCCGAAGGAAGATCGCACTCGTTCGGAAGACGGCAAGTTCCAATCACAGAATCCAAAGGTTGCTGAAGCCCCGGCTAAGGCAGCGGACGTGCCGGCGCAGGCGGCGGAAACAAGCCAGTCTGAGGGGCGCGTGACACGTTACGAAGCCCCGGCACGCTTCAATGATCAGGGCAAGGCAGAATGGGCCAAGGCTCCTGAGAGTGTACAGGCTGAAGTCCACCGTGCTCTGAAGAACATGGAAGAGGGCTACACCAAGCACAAGGAAGGCTCGGAACGCTGGGAAAGCGTTAGGGAGTTTGACGAGATCGCCCGCAAGAACGGTGGCGATCTGAAATCTACCCTCGGCCAACTGAAGGCCATAGAAGATGCTTTCGATCGCGGCCCCGTCGAGGGCATGAACGCCGTCGCGCAGCGCATGGGCGTCAACCTCAATGCCTTGGCCGCTCATATCATGGGGCAGCAGCCAAATCAGCAGGTTGCGCAAGCTCATCAGCGAATCCAGGAATTGGAAGCCAAGATCAAGGAATTCGAGGCTGAAAGAGAAGCCCCGAATATCGTGAACGAGTTCTTCTCCAAGAACGAAGACGCCAAAGAATACACGGACAAGATCGCCTTCCTCCTCAAGACAGGGAAGGCCGATACCCTTGAAGATGCATTCGAATTTGTTAAAATGTTCGCGCCCGCCTCATCGGCCAGCGCAATGCCCGCCTCATCGGCACCCGCGAATAATCAGTCCTCATCGGCTGTAGTAGACGCCACACCGGCAGCGCCCAATCCAGCAGGGCAAAAATCCATCACTGGCGCCCCCTCTCCAAATGCTGACACCATCAAGAGCGGTGCACCATCCAAATCAATCCGCGCAGCAATTGAGAAAGCTGCCGCTCGACTCGGCTAATGAGGTGTAACAAATGGCAATTAATACAAACGTCAACTACCAACAGGTGCTATCCATGGCCCTTGAGGATCGCTCAAGGACCTGGCAGGATATCATCTCGAACGCCATCCCCTTCTTCGACGTTCTCCGTCGCAAGGGCCTTTGGCAGGCGTATTCCGGTCCAACCATCCGCCAGACGCTGCTCTTCGATCTCCCCCAGATTCAGTGGTACTCGGGATACGATTTCCTAACCAACCCGCCTCGCGAACTGTTCAACGATGCCTACTTCACTCCGAAGATGGCAGCGACCCCGATTTCCCTCACCATGCAGGAAATCTTGAACAACGCAGGCGCCAGCCAGATCTTCGATGTCATGGAAGAATATATCCAGGCTGCTGAGCTTGGTCTTTCCAACGGCATGGAAGTGGCGCTCTTCGGGGACGGTACTTTGGGCGGCGGCAAAGCAATCGGTGGCCTTGGTCTGGCCGTTCCGATTGTCGCCAATACGGGCACCTACGGCGGTATTTCGCGTACCAACTTCGCAATCTGGCGCACCAACTCGTTCGATGCCAACTCTGCATTCCCGACTATCGGCACGCAGATTGACTCGACGACCATCCGCCCGATCCTCAATACCATCTACAACACGGTCACACGCGGCAATCGCCGTCCAGACCTGCTGCTGATGTCCTCGGAGCACTGGAATGCCTACGACGCATCTCTCGTGGCCCATCAGCGCATTTCCAACGAGAATGGTATCGGTCGCCTCGGCTTCACCACGCTTCAGTATATCGGCCCCGGTTCGGGTCGTGGCATTGAAGTTGTGTTCGGCGGCGGCAAGGGCACTTCCATGCCGTCAAATACGACGTTCGGCCTCGAAACCGACTCGTTCCGTATGCGCTACAACCCGCAGCGTAACTTTGACACGCTGTTCCCCGGCGATGGCGCGAAGCCGATCAACCAAGACGCACTAGCGCAGTTCGTGGGGTGGATGGGCGAAGTAACCATGACCAATCCTCTCTTCAACTTCCGCCTCTTCGATTCGGCTCCGTGATAAGAAAGGAAACGACATGACATTCCGTACGACCCCATCTCTCGGTCCCGACGTAGAGCAGCATTCCACTGCATTCTATTTCGATGCCCTGACGACCAACACCAACACGGGCGCCCAGCTTGCATCGTATCAGCTCGGCTCGCGCGTATCCGGTAATGACGGCTGCGATTACATCTACGTAAAAGCAGGCGGTTCAAACATCGCGGCAACGACGCAGCTTGCCATCACTTCCGATGGCACGTTTGTCGCTACTACGGGAGGCACGAGCGGCTTCTACACCGTGGGCGCAGTTCTCGCGAATGAGTTCTTCCACGCCCGCGCCGGCAACGTCGTCCCGACTGCATAACGCAATGAGGGAGGCTTTAACCGGCCTCCCTTTCCTTCTCAGACAAAGGAAACCACATGTACAACATCTACAATCAAGCAGTCTCGCGAGAGAAAGACGACAACGCCCTTGTCATCTTCCGCAACCCAACGGAAGAAGAGATGGAAGGCCTTATCGATGATAAGCGCACTCGCGATGAAGGCCATACCGTCTACAAGGAAATGCTCTTCTGTGAGATTCGTTGGCCGGCCGATCGCCAGCGCATCGGCGTCTTCCCGGCCCATTCTCCAAAGGTGACGGTCAACGGGCAGGACATCACCTATGCGATGTACTACAAGCCCGAATACGAAGCGTGGCTGCAGAAGCGTACGCCGACGATCACCGGCACGCCGCTTGAAAGCCTGCCGTTCCTCACTCAGTCGAAGCGTTACGAACTGAAGGCCATGAACGTGCTTTCGGTCGAAGTCCTCGCGTCCCTGGATGGTCCGGCGCTCTCTAATCTCGGCATGGGCGGACGCCAGCTTCAGCAGGAAGCAAAGGCTTGGCTTGAGAATGCCAAGGGATCAGCCGACGTTGTCAAGATGGCCGCTGAAATCGCCGATCTTCGCCGCATGCTTGAAGAAGAGCGCGGCACGAAGACCAACTATGCCATGGCGCCGAATGACAACAAGTTCCTTTCGATGCCTGACGAAGAGATCAAAGCCTTCATCAAGGAAACGACAGGTCAAGCCCCACGCGGCCAGCCTTCGCGAGATACCTTGATCCGCATGGCTCAGGAAGTCGCTGAGCACGCTCAGGAGAATGCAGCCTAATGACCTTTCTCGCAGCGGCACGCAAGGCAAGTATCCGCCTCTCCAAAGGGCAGATCCCGCAGACGTTCTTCTCAAGCAACAACAAGTTTGAGCAGGAAATCTGCGATCTGTCGAATGAGGTAGTGGAGGATCTTGTCAAGCGGCACGACTGGAGAAGGCTAACTGTTCTGAAAGAGATGGTCGGGGACGGTTCTACGATCGGCTTCGACCTTCCTTCAGACTTCGACCACATGCCGAAAGGCGCAAAGGTGATGAATAAGGATTGGGCCACATGGGCCTATATCCCCGTCGACGATCTGAATACATGGATGATGTATCTGGATGGATATCCCCTCATTTCGCCGGGGGCATGGATAATCCTGAATGGACAGATGCAGTTTCAGCCACCTGTAGAAACGGGGCAGACGGCGCAGTATTTCTACATCTCGAAAAACATTGTCCAAAATTATGGCGGCACGTTTCAATCGCAGTTCACCGCCGACACAGACTCTCTGATCTATGACGAATCCCTTCTGACGCTTGGCCTCATATGGATGTGGCGGCAGCAAAAGCGCATGGACTATGCGCAGGATTTTGACAACTACGAAAACCGTCTTGAAGAAATCACGGCGCAGGAGAAGGGTTCTACGATCAAAATCGTAGGCGGCAACCGGTGGAGATCGAATTACCCGTTCAAGTATTTTGGATGGGGCGGCTTCTGAATGAGAAAAGCAGCAGCTTCAGCATCCCAATTGATTTCCAAGATGGCAAGCTTTGCGGCGGCTAATAGCGGCTGGATTTCCAACCAGTCCCTTGCTTCACCAAATCGCCAGATAAATGGCGCTTATCTGCTCCAGAACTGGTTCCCGACTGCGACTTCCCTGCTTCTCAGAAGAGGAACGGAGAAATATGCGACAATAGGCGATGGCTCTCTATCGGTTGATACGCTGATGCAATATTCCAGCGGCAACGATGAGCGGCTTTTCGGCACTACAGATAATGCCATTTACGATATTACCTCGGTCGTCGATCCGAATGTCAGCCCTGTTGCCGACGTTACGGGATTGACGGACGGAAACTGGAATTTCACTCAGTTCTCTACGACTGGTGGAGACTTCCTCATTGCCGTCAATGGCTCAGACCCGATGCATATCTACGATGGGACAGCATGGTACGCCATCACGAACCAAAGCGTAAACCGCATCAATTTCGACGCCCAGACGGCAAATTTCGTCACTATCGGGGCAACTGTCACTGGCGGGACATCAGGCGCTACAGCGGTTATTACTTCCATCGTCGATAACGGTTCCACTGGATGGCTGATCGTAGGGGACATCACCGGCACATTTCAGGATAATGAAATCATCTCTGGTGGCGGTGGTTCTGCTACGGTCAATGGTGCTGCAATTCAGTTGTTCGTTGGCATTACTGGCGTTGATACGGCGGATCTGATTTATGTCTGGTCGTTCAAAGGCCGCTTGTTCTTCATCGAAAAGAACTCGCTGAACGCATGGTTCCTGCCGGCTGATCAGATTGGCGGAGTGGCGTCTCCGCTACCTCTTGGCGGAAACTTTCCGCTTGGCGGATTTCTTCTCTTCGGTCAACCATGGTCGCTTGAAAACTCTGGCGATGGCGGCTTGTCGGAGCAGTGCGTATTCGTCACGAATGAAGGCGAAGTCTGCGCGTTCCAAGGCACAGATCCGGCTACAGTCGCAACGTGGTCAAAGGTTGGTATTTACAAGATTGGGAAGCCACTAGGAGCAAAGGCGTTTATCCGTGGCGGCGGCGATTTGATCATTGCCACGACAATCGGCTTCGTTCCTCTTTCCCAAGCCCTCCTCAAGGACGTGGCTGCATTGTCTCCCTCGGCGGTTTCCTATCCAATTGAGACGGAGTGGAACAACTTTGTCACGCTTCGTGATGGGGCAGCGTGGCATTGCAAGACATGGCCAGAAAACCAGATGGTCGTCATCGCGCTACCGACGATCAACGATCAACCCGCGCAGATGATCATCACGAATGCCCGCACTGGAGCCTGGACGGCTTATACCAACTGGGATGGCAATTGCCTTGAGACCTTCCAAGGGCGTCTATTCTTCGGCTCTGGCAACGGAAAGGTAATCGAGGCAAACGTCACCGGCTCAGATCAGGGCGTCAACTACACGGCGACCTATATCCCGCTGTTCGATGACCTTGGCTCACCGGCCTCGCTGAAGGTCGTCAATAATATCCGCGTCTTCTCTCGTGGTCCTCGCCTTGTCGAGCCTCAGGGCAACATGCAATTCGACTACGTGACGCAGTTCCTCTCTCCACCTCAAGCGCCCATGATCGAATCAACTTCGGAGTGGGGAACCGGGATATGGGGACAATCCACATGGGGCGGCAACACTCAGCTCCTCACCAACCTTGATTGGGAATCCACAGGCGGCATGGGATATGCGGTCGCTCCTGATGTTCAAGTGACAAGCGGATCCTTGATCCCGCTGGATACTGAAATCATCAGAACCGAAATCCTCTATGATACCGGCGGAATTATCTCTTGATCGTTACTGACGAGAGGGTCGCCAAGTTCGTCAGTGAAAATTTAGGTTTCGGTCTTTGTCCCCCATGGACATGCCTGGGAATCGAAAAGAACGGCGAGATAATCGCGGGCACAGTTTTCAACTGCTTCGAAGGTTCGGACGTGCACGTAACCGTCTCCGGCCATGGGTGGAACCGGGCGTTTCTCAAGGCCGTTGGCGAATACGTCTTCGAGCAACTTGGCTATCTGAGAATGACAGCGCTCACCGAGCAGCCTGAGGTAGTTCGCTTCGCAGAACGCCTTGGAGGGCAGGTCGAAGGGCTTCTCCGCAATCATTTCGGCCCCGGTCGCGATGCGTATATAATTGGAATCCTTAAGGAAGAATGGATTTTCAATCCTAACCATGTTATACAAAACGGGCCTCAAACGGTGCGCTAACACCGCGAGGCCCTGACCGAAACGAACCTGTTGTGAGGATCGAATGGCTGATGAATTCAAAGCATGTTCTGTAGATGGGTGCAAGGGAAACGCTCATTGGCGAGCCGCCGGCAAAAAGGGTTATTGCAACGCGCATTATCTGCGGCACTGGAGGCATGGGGATCCTCTAGGCGGTTTTGATCGGGCGCAAGATGGCGAGCCTCAAAGGTTCTATGACGAGACGGTTTTAAACTATGAAGGCGTTGAATGCCTAATATGGCCTTACGCGCGAGAGCGCAAAGGTTACGGGGTGATAAAAAAGGACAGCGGAAAATCGGCGATCGTCTCCAGGCGCGTATGTGAAGAAATCCATGGTCCCCCTCCGACGACAGAGCATGAGGCCGCCCATTCTTGCGGCAATGGGCACCTTGGTTGCGTAGCTAAGGGACATCTATCTTGGAAAACTTCGAAAGAGAACAACGCCGACAAGATCAGTCATGGGACTGTTAGCAGGGGTGAAAGCCACCCCGGGGCCAAGATAACAGAGGCCGTTGCTAAGGGAATATATGCCTTGAAAGGCAAAGAATCGCAAAAGTCTATTGCAAAGCTTTTCGGCGTTTCTCGTTCAATGGTTTACCACATCCATGCCGGGGATAGTTGGTCTTGGCTTCTTTCGGAAGAATTCAAATTCCGATAAGCCGTTAAAAGGATTGTACAAATGGTATCTACCCCCAAGCCTGAATCGGCGGCCAGCCAAGCTCAGGCGCAGTCAAATTTGAATCGAGATACTGCCCTTACCCAGCAGCAGATCAACCAGACCAATCAAATTACCCCATATGGAAACCTGACTTATAATCAGACTGGTTCGTCTAGCTTCGTTGATTCCAATGGCAGAACGGTAACGACGCCTACCTATACGGCGACGACCACGCTTTCCCCGGCGCAACAGGCTATCCTTGACAAGACCAACCAAGCCTCGTTGAACCTTGCTGGATTGGCGGCTAATCAGTCGGCAGCGATTAATAATCAGCTTTCGAAGCCGTTCGAGTTCACCAATAATGATGCCTCAAACTGGGCTTATGACCTTGGTTCTCAGCGCATTCTTCCACAGCAGGCAAAGAACGCGGATGCTCTACGGTCGCAGTTGATTGCTTCCGGCATCCGTCCTGGCACTGCAGCATGGAACGCAGAGCAAGAACGCCTGACAAATGCCAATACGGATCAGCTCAACCAACTGGCATTGACCGGGAGAAACCAAGCCTTCCAAGAAGCCCTGACGCAGTACAACAACCCCGTAAACACCATCAGCGCCCTGATGAGCGGATCTCAGGTGCAAAACCCTAACTTTGTGAACACGCCGACAACAAATGTGGGTGGTGTTGATTATATCGGGGCTTCAAACGCTAATTATCAGGCGCAGAACCAAGCCTCTCAAGCGAAAATGGGGGGCCTTTTTGGCCTTCTAAGCGGCGGCATTGGTCTACTGTCAGATATCAGAGCAAAGACCGATATCCAAGTTGTCGGCACATTGGATAACGGCTTGTCCGTCTATCTCTATCGCTACATTGGATCTCCTGAATATCATATCGGTCTAATGGCTCAAGAAGTCGAAGAAATCAGGCCGGAAGCCGTAACAACCGGCGCAGATGGGCTCAAGCGTGTTCGTTATGAAATCGCTACGGAGGCCGCGTGATGGCTTTGCAGGATAATGGATTCTTTACGTGGGGTCCAAACGGTCAAAGGCTGACTCCCGAGCAGGTTTCAATGCTGAGAGCAATTGAAGCAAGAAAGCAATTGCAAGGCGTTGACACGTCTCCAGTGGGTCACTGGACGCAAGGCGCTGCTCGTGTCGTTGATGCTCTTGGCGGGGTTCTGCGAGAAAGACGCCTTAATGCAGCGGACGCGGCCAATCGTACCGAAGACACTGCATTAGCCGCGCCCCTCCTGCAAGCCCTTACAGGTGGCCAATCCGCATCGATGCCGATGCCGGGAGCCGCAGGGGAAGTGGCCGCAACATCGCCTGCGCCGCAAGCCACTGTTCCGCAAACGGCAGATGCCGATTATATCAGAAATGGGCTCATCCAGCGCGGTTTCTCCCCGCAGGTATCAGACGCATTCTTGGCAAACTTCCAAGACGAAAGCGGCCTGAATGCCGGTATCAATGAAGCCAATCCAACCGTTCCCGGTTCTCGCGGAGGCTTTGGCCTTTACCAGCTTACTGGACCGCGCAGGACTGCCTATGAAGCGTTCGCAAAGGAACGTGGCGTTCCTGTAAATAATGTAGACGCTCAGCTAGACTTTCTGAAATATGAAACACAGGGGCCAGAAGCGCAGGCGGCTTCCACATTCCTGAACGCTCCAGATACTGCTACGGCTGCGCAGGGAATCGTTAATAACTTCCTTCGCCCCGCTCCAGAGCATAGAGCAGCACGATCGGCGGCTTATGCAGGATTGCCAACCGTCCAGACAGCGCCTGTTGCGCCAGTAGAGGTGGCTGCTCTTGGCTCTCCTCAGACGGCGACTGATGCCATCGCCGCGCAGTCTCCGATGCCTCAGGCTGTAGACCAATCTGTTACGACCGCATATGCGCCGCAGCAGGCCGCGCCAGCTTTGCCGCCCGCTACGGAAGTTGCATCTCCTCCAGCCGTAGCCGCTCAGCCTCCAGTGCAGGTCGCTCAAGCGCAGCAAGCCCAGTTCCCGCAGGTTCCCCAAGTCGCGCCACAAGCTCTTGCTGCGGCAATTCAAGCGGTCAATAGCCCGTATGCTTCCCCACAGACAAAGGCTCTCGCTAGCGCGCTCATCCAGCGCCAGCAGGCAGCGCAGCAGGCTCAGCAGGAACAGGCGACTTGGCTTGCTCGCCAGCAGTATGAGGCACAGCAGCAGGCAGCAGACCCGCTTCGCCAGCTTCAGATTCAGGAAGCGCAAAGGAAGGTTGGACAACGCCCAACTCAGGTAGTTGATAAACGCCTTCTCCAGCAGGACGAAAAAGGAAATTGGGTTGACGTTACGCCTGCCGGCCAAGCCGGAGCTGGAGAACCATTGTTTTCCGGTAATTCTGGAGAAGCTCAGACGGCCAATTACATGGTCAAAACTGGGCAATGGACTCAAGATCAGGCCGCTAATTATCTAGGTGGAAAGGTCATCACCGACCCAGCATCGGGGGCGATGTCTTTCGTCCCTGCTAACGCTCTAGCAGGTGGACAGCAACCTCAAGCCGCTCAACAGCAGCCGTATGTTGATCTATTCGGAGAGAATCCCGCTCCTCAGTCGTCTCCCATGGCTACGCCGCAACCTTCTTCCGTACCTCAAGCCAATGAAGCACCTAGCGGAATGGCTCCAGGATCTGTTGCGCTCACTGGAAGCAAGCCGCCTGCAAAGCTGACTGAGAGCGAACAGCGTAACCGTTCTCTCTTCAACAACACAAAGAATGATTATCCTGTAGTCATCCAGAACTTTGATGCCCTAACAAATCCTACAGATCAGATTATTGGCAAGCTTCCGCTGTCGGATTACGTGACAACGCCTCAATATCAGCAGGCGTTCAATGGCCTGAAAAACATCATCGCAAACTCCATTTATAGCACCTCTGGCGCTTCCGCTCCAATTCAGGAAGTCGAAGCCCAGGCTAATTTGCTCATGCCAAAGCCCGGAGAAAGCAAGGAATCGCTTGCAGACAAGAGACGCCGAATCCGTGACAAGGTAAACTCTATCGGTACGGCTGGTGGGTTGGGTGAGGCTGATTTGTTCAAGGACGAAACGGCACAAGCAGCCCCGAAAGCAAGAGCGGTTAACTACTCCACAGGAGAGGTTAAGGAATGGAACGGCAAGGAATGGGTGACTGTGAATGAGTGATATTCCTAAGCCGCCGCCGGGGTTTTCCATCGTAGACGCTGCGCCTTCTCCTCCTGAGGGGTTTTCTATGGTTGGTGCTGGTCGCCAGCCTCAACACCTGACATTTGAGGAAGGCCAGAGGCTTCTCCAGCAGCAAGAAGCAGGACAGGGCGTTTCCGGTGCATTGGGCGCAGGGATGACCGGTTACATTGAAGGAATCCCGGTTATCGGTCCTTCTCTTGTAAGTGGAGCTCAGAAAGGATCGGCTTATCTCTCAAGCCTGATAAACGATAAGCCATATGAAGAAAACCTATCGCAAGCGCAGGGAATTACAGAATCTGCTCAACAGCAGCACCCATATGTTACGACTGCTTCCAATGTTGCGGGTGCGGTTGGCGGGACTATTCCTCTCATAGCTGCCGCCCCTACCGCATTTGGCGCTGGGGGGGGATCTCTTCTTGCGCGGTCCCTGCTAGGAGGTATTACGGGTGGAGTTCTAGGAGGAACTGACGCCGCCGTTCGTGCCGATAGAGACAATCGGCTACGGGATGCAATTGCAGGTACTTTGATTGGCGGGACTCTTGGCGTTGCTGGGCCTGCTGTCTCCAAGGGTGCAAGCTCTCTATATGGCGCATTGGCTGAGCGCATGGCAGCACGGAAGGCTGCTGAACAAGCTGGAACATCGCCCGAAGTTGCGCGGTACATGACAAATATTCTCCAGTCTGATGAATCGCTTGGGCCCGCTGGCCGTGCAAGAATGGCTCAGGCTGGCAATGAAGCCATGTTGGTAGATGCAGGCCCGAATGCGAGGCAGGCATTGGATGCTATCATTGCAGAAGGGGGACCGGGAACAAGGCAGGCTTCCCAGGCCATCGAAGGCCGCGCCAATCGTGGCGCAACCGATCTAACTAATGTTCTTGATCAGACGTTAGGAACTCCTGAAGGAATTACCTCGGCTCAAACTAGCATCAGAGATGCAGCGCGGCCAACCTTGGCCGATGTTTATCAAGGGCCTAACGGCGCTTATTCAAAGCCCATCGATTATTCGTCTCAACTTGGGCAAGACCTTGAAAACATCGTAAAGAACCGCGTTCCTGCTTCTGCCATCAATGATGCAAACCGGCTGATGAGGTTGAACGGAGAGCAGTCTAAGCAGATTCTTGCAAATGTAGCAGATGATGGGACTGTTTCTTTCGAAACCCTTCCAGATGTTCGACAACTCGATTACATCACTCGTGCTCTAAGGCAGGCTTCTGAAAGCGGTGAGGGTCAAGGCGCACTAGGTGGTCAAACTCAGCTTGGCAGTGCATACCAGAACCTAGCTAGAGACATACGTGGGAAACTTCGTCAAGCTGTTCCGGAATATGGCACAGCACTGGACACGGCGGCAGATCCGATTAGCCAAGTTCAGGCCGTTAAGCTTGGTTCTCGTCTCCTCTCCCCATCACAAACCATGGATGATGTAACTATCGCGGTTGATGGCATGGGAGCGGCTGAAAAACGTGGCGTGGCGCAGGGTATTCGTTCCGATATCGACAATCGAATGGCCAATGTCACCCGCGCTCTTACCGATGGGAATATGGATGCTCGTGAGGCTGTAAAGGCTATCAAGGAATTGTCTTCAAGAGCTAATAGAACAAAGGTATCCGCAGCCATCGGAAAAGACGCAGCAGACAAGCTATTTGATGAAGTAGACCGCGTTGCTATGTCTTTCGATCTAAGAGCAGCCGTTGCCGAAAACTCCAAGACGGCGGTTCGAACAGCCACGCGCGAAGCCATGGATCAATATGTTGGTAACGGCATCGTTGGCGAGGCTTTGGAAGGAAACATTCCAACGGCTGGTAAACGTGTCATTCAGACCATAACTGGCAGAACGCCAGAGGCAAAACGGGGCATGAGGCAGGCATTTGCTGCCGATATTGCTCGATACCTGACTATGCCTCAAGCGCAGGCTGAGACGGCATTTAACGCGATGACGAACTATGGTAATCAGTCTTTGGCAAGTCGAGTACGTGCCCAGGCGATTGCTGACGCTCTCTCAAGATCCGCGCCTCTCGTTTATCCATCCGGTGCGCGATTAACAGGAAAGTGACGATTATAACAGGGCACAGGATGAAAATCGTTTCTTGGCTAAGTGACTTCAGAAATAGCCACATGCCGATACTGAAAGCAGATGTCACTGCCAAACAAAACAACTTCATCTAAAGCCCTTCATGAAGATATGGCGAATATGTCCCATCAGAAACACACCGTGTTCCCGCCGAAATTCTGGCAATAAGCTTGCATCCTAGGAGAAGACCGTCTGGCGTCTTCTATAGAAGCTTGGCGTCGTCGCATTGAAACCTCACGCTGCACTTCTACGCGTGAACATTCCTCATATTCTGCGGAACCCGACTTGACGCCCTGCTGATAGCAGCGGTTAGCGATTTCCTGAGCTAGCGCCTTGCGTTCCGAATAGCTCATTTCTTCTACGGTCTTTGTGCAACCAACAAGTGCTAGCGCACTCAGCGCCAAGACATAAAGCTTCATACAATTCCTCCGGGAAACTCAACCACCATACACAACATAATTAAACCCTGCAATCGCGGGGCAGAATTGCCGCAAGACACAACAGGAGCACGAGATGCCATTCGATTCAAACGGTATTTGGTCGTTAACAGCAGGGTACTTAGGAGTAACCGGCCAGACAATATTGCCCAGCAACCACAATCCTCCCCTTGAAGACATCCGTGACAATGGCCTTTCTGCCGTCCTGGTCCGTGATGGACGTGCCCCCATGACTGGCCCTCTGAACATGGGGACCACGAACAAGATCGTAAATCTTGCGGCTGGTTCTTCCCCTGCTGACGGGGTCAATTTCTCACAGTTGAGCACCATTACTCTTTCCGGCGCTCAGAACCAAGGCATGCTGTATGGTTTGACGCTTTCTAACAATGGCGCGGATGTAACGAATGATATTGACATTGCGGTTGGTAACGCAGCATCTGATACGACTCCGTTCAATGTAATGAGCCTCGCATCTACGCTCACCAAGCGCCTCGACGCGGCGTGGGCAGTCGGTACTAACCAAGGTGGTCTTGATACCGGCTCTATCGCCAACACGACCTATCACGTCTGGCTCATCAAGCGATCCGATACCGGCGTTGTTGACGCGCTGTTCTCCACCTCGGCCACGGCCCCGACGATGCCGACGAACTACGACCGGAAGCGACGCATCGGCTCCATCCTCCGCGAGAGTGCTGCAATCGTCCTTTTCTTCCAGAACGGCGATATATTTCGAAGGGTGACAGCCGCGACAGACCGCAATAACACGGTCCCCGTTGCCTCTACATTACTGACACTCTCCATTCCTGCCGGGATCGTTATCCAGCCAATCTGCCGCGCGTTCCTCTCTGTCGGCGCGTCTGTCTCCGCTAACATGGCTTTCGGCAGTGCTGCGGCTGGAACGGCAGATACGACTGTTATCCAAGCATCAACAGGCGCTGGTGACACGAGCGATATCAGTTCAATCATCATTCCGACTGTGTTTTCAACGAATACGAGCGCTCAGGTCTATTTCTCGGCTACAAACTCCGTTGGTACGCCATCGTCTGCGGTTATTTCAACAATGGGATGGGTAGATACGAGAGGGAACATTTAATGGTCATTCGCGTTCTATGCTCTGGCCAATCCAACGCACATGGACGCGGCAAAGGTGGCCCATCATTCAGCGGCGTAAGCCCGCGCTTGACCGCGTGGAACAACGTCAATCCGCTGGGGGCTGATGGGACTGCCTTTGTCGTTCCTACTCTCTCCAACCCGACCTTTGACCCGAACGCAGGCAATAATTTCGGCCTCTGGTTCTGTCATCACATGGCGCATGAACTGGACGTTGATGTCCGTTACACGCTGGTTGCGCAAGGCGGATCGAGTATCGGACTATGGGTGACCGGCGACGGAACTAGCGCGCCAATGCGGGACGAGATCGTCTCTGTATGGGCAGTTTCGGCGCAGCCTCCCGCAGACGTGTTTCTGTGGCATCAGGGCGAAAGCGACCTCGCCATGTCTGATGCCGATTATGCCACCTATTTCAACGAGCTGATCGGATATCTCAGAAGCAACAACATCATTGCGGCTACCGCACCTGTCCTGATCGGCGGCATCTATGAGGCAGGGGCAACAGAGATAGCCAAGAATACAGCGCTGGAAGCTCTTGCTGGCACTGATCCATATTTCGCCTACGTTCCGTCAACAGGTCTACGGGCACCTGACAGTCTGCATTTCGACGGCGATTGCCTGTTCGACCTTGGATACACGCGATACTGGCAGGCATACAAGACGGCAGCGGGTTTTCCTGGCATTATTGATTTTGGCATTGGGGTGAAAGACGTGCTCGACAGCGCAGAATATTCGGGCGTGTTCCCGCCAGATACGATCTTAACCGCCGCCATGATATCAGCCGGGGCGATGGTCGAGTTTGGCACTACGCCATCTGGCGGATCGTATACGCGATTTGAAAGCGGGCTTCAGATCTGCTGGGGCCGTCATTCTGCGGTCACGCTGACATCTAATGCATCGGGCTCCCTGTTTTACGGCGCCATCATCGCATTCACTTTCGCAAGGCCATTTGTCTCGATACCGATGGTCACGCCGACCGCTGACAAGAGCGCCGGGGGTTCGCTTCTGGTGTGGGGATGCTTTGGCGGGTCAAACAGCCCAAACAGGACCGGGTGCTCTGTTAGCGTCGTCGGCAGTGCTGCGACTGCTGGGGCAATACCTGGATATATCGCAATAGGGTTCTGGAAGTGATTACCGGATAGCCCGCATCATCATTTCCTCATCGTGCTCCTTGGCCGTCATCGGTAGGTATTCCCACTTGCCGGAACGCCAGCGGCGCCATGTTGTGGTATCGACATCCCCGCGAATGTGCCAAAAGCCATGTCCGCAGATCAGGTGATAAATCGTCGTCAGGACGCGCATCGACTTTCCTCAAGGTGAAGCGTGGACGATACGAAATAATTTTCATCCTTTCAAGACATCACAATCTGGAGTCTTCAATGCGTCGTATCAACGCTGATACCGAAGCTGCGCTCAAGCAGTGGGAATTCTTCATCCCATTTGTCTATGATGACGCAGACCCGAAGCCGGGGCTGAAAAAGACACGCCTCAAGCCCGGGATGAAGGTGAGGGGGACGGCAACGCAGGGATACGGACACACCGGCTCGGATGTCTATCCCGGTGCTCCCGACATCACCGAAGCGCAGGCTATGGTGTGGCTGCGCAATGACCTTGCGCCATGCGAGCGTGCCGTTGAAACGTCGGTGAAGGTCGATCTGACGGATAACCAGTTCGGCGCCCTCGTCATGTTCGCCTTCAATGCCGGGATTGGCGCATTCAAGGGCTCGACACTGTTAAAGAAGCTCAACCAAGGCAATTATAATGAAGTGCCCTCCGAACTCGCAAAGTGGAACAAGACCACGATCAGCGGCAAGAAGGTCGTCAGCAACGGGCTCGTGAACCGTCGCGCGGCAGAAGCGGGCCTATGGGCCAAGGGCGGATATATCCAAAGCAGTGGCACACCGGCCCTGAAACAAAGTGCTCCTCTCATCTCGAAAGATGCCCTTGCAGTCGGTACGGCAGCACTCTCTGGCGGTAGCTTGCAATTCGTCCCGACCTCTGGACCGATCGCCTATGCTCTCGGAGCCATCCTCGTTGCTGCGGCCGGCGTCCTTCTCTGGAACTACGTTCAGAAGCGGCGGGAAGCCTGATGCTCGGGCTTGGCGTCTTCGATCTCGTCAAAATCGGGGCCGGGGCGGCGTTGGGTGCGGTTCTGGCATTCTACCCTGCCAAGCTCATCGGGCGCTCTGAGGGGCGTGCATCTATCCAAGCAGAAGCAGCAAAGGAAGCGCTAGAGCGCATTGGCAATTTGGAGAAGAACAATGAGAATTTCCGCAAGCTTTCGGATCGCGACCGTTGTCTTGTTTTCATGCGCGATAGCGGGTTGCCAGACGAAAATTGCCAGTAATGGGGCTGGCTACCAGTTCGTACGGTTCCAGAGCCCAGAGGCGGCACGGGCGGCGTCTCAGGACGTTTTAGCCGGTCCAGCCATCTCTTCGAACAATAAGATGTGCCGCGCTGATGCGGGATGCCGGAAGTAGCAAGCGATTCGTTCCAAAATTTCTAACAGGCAGGCAGGCAAGGGGCACGGGAATTGACGCCAACGGAAAATGATATTGATCTTCGCAGCAGGGTTGTTTCACTCGAACATCAGCATACGTCAATACTCCAGCGCGTTGGCGATCTGGAAAGGGGACAGCGGATGAGCGACATCGAGGACGCGAAGCGAGGCGAGCAATGGAGGAACATTGTCATCCAGTTTGAGGGCCTTGACGAGAAGATCGACGGCCTGAACAACAACATCAAATGGGTGGTCAAGCTTGTCATTGGTGGGCTTATTGCCGGCCTCGTGGCCTTCATCATCAACGGCGGCTTCGTCAGGGCACAGGAAACGGCGACCGCGATATTAGAAACCACAAGGCCAATCGTCCCTGCTGCGCGCCCGCTTGTCTGCCCTAGTGAACGGCCTATGCTCGTACGCGCATACTGCCGTGGGCCGGTTCAGTCTTTGGTGAGGGCGACAAACTAGCTCCTAGCTCATGCCTTCAGTCATTGTGCGTCTCCTTGCCGTCATGAACATCTATAGAACATGCTGTGTTTCTGGTGTGTCAATGTGACTTGCGCGTTCATGACTCGTTCTTGCGTGCATTAGCGCGAACTTGCAGAGAGAATTTCCTAAATCACTTTGCCTCTTGCGCTTTCTCAGAGCTTTCCTTATAGACGGCGGCGGGACACTCCTCCCCAACGAGGGGAGCTTAAATCTTCGCTAAGCGCTTGATTTATTGGTGAAATAGCCTTGTACAATGACGCCCTGTGTCTCCTGTGTGTCAATAAGCCGATCTGCAAGCGTATCGTCAGCCATTGCGTGGCCGTATGTCTCGAAAACGTGCTGCGGTGTCTTCCAGCCGCCTAGCTTGGCAACGGTGATTGGATCGATGCCTTTGTGCAGGAGAGCTGTCGCAAATCCATGTCGGCAGCAGTGGAAGCTACGAAACGGGATCTTGGCTCGCTTGCATGCTTTCTTCCACTGAGGCGCGCAGGTGTTCCGCGTCGAATACTTGAAGACTTTCCCCTCCGGGTCTCGCTCACCCTCGATGTTGGCTATTGCAGCCACGAGCGCCGTCGGCATGTGGGCCTTTCGCTCGCTGCCAACCTTTGTCTGCCGGATTGTCGCACGCCGTGACGACATGTCTATATCTTCCCAACGCAAATCCAGTGCTTCGCTTATCCTAGCGCCAGTCAAGAACATGAAGCATGCCAGCGCCCCCAAATGAGGCTGAGAGGCACGCATGAACGATTCCACCCAATCCCATGATACTGGCTTTTTGACCTTGTAGTTCTCCTCGAACCGTTCGACCTTGAGCGTTCGGCACATTTCCAGAGACGCGGAATAGTTGATTATGGCCTGCGTCGGTACGATGACGTGCCTATTGCGTGTCCCGCCCGTCGCGTTTGGATATAGCGCTATGGCAGCTTGGCGAACCAACCCCGGCGTGATGTGCTTCACCAGCATGTCTTTCCAGTAGTTGGCTACCATGTTGATGAAGCGGTTTGACCGTCCAGCCTTCCGGTAATGCATTACCGCCTGTGAGAACATCAGTACGGCGTCCGGGCCATCAAGATCACTTTTCCACGCCTCTTGTTCTTTGGCGCTGGCGATCCGGAGCGCTGTTTTTCTGTCGGATGTCTGGCATGTTCCGCGAAGGAGGCGACCGTTGACCGTGCCCCGGTAGTGGTAGATGTCGCCGCGCTTGTAGATGGTGACGGGCATGGACGGCTTGCCTCCAGAATTGCGTCAATGTCTTTTTGGATGAGAACCATACGATTACCTATAATCCGGCACGCGCCAAGCCCCCTTGCGATCTCCCTCACTTTTCTGGGAGACCATCCGAAGTGTTTGGCGAATTGTTCAGGCGTCATAAAATCGTTCATCGAACCACCTCACCAGTACGGCGATCAACCACGTCACCGTTCATGCACTTCTTGAATCGGGGATTGGACAGGCTGGAGGATTGCTTCTTGATGCCCAGATATTTGCTCTCGACACGCTTAGACTTGGCGATGCGCTTAACATCATCCTTCGTCTTCTGGGCATGGCAGCAATCGACGCCTAGAAGCTTCCCATCGTCAGCCGTAAGCTTTGTGCTCTTGTCGATGTGGAAGGCGTCTGCAATCGTGTGGTCAACGTGCCATGTCTTCTTCCCTAGCACGAGGCCACAGCCTTCGCAGATGAATCCTAGTTTCAGGTGGAAGGCGCGCTTGACGATCTCGTTGTAAACCTGCTTGGTGAACTCACGCCTGCTCATTCAGACGCCTCCTTGCGGTATTCGGATAGGGCGGCTAGCGCCATGCGCTCTGTTTCGCCTTTGATCTGATATCCGCCATGTTCAGCAAGGCAATGCTCCAGCGCCTTCGCCAGCCTTTCGCATGTGGCTTCAAGGGCGGCTGCGCGGTCAGCCTTGGCGGCTAGATCCTTCGCCTTGGACGCCCAAAACCGCCACAGGTTGCCCTCGTAGGTAATTCCGTTCTCTATCTCGATGCTGTCGATTGCCTTTGCAAGCTCATCCCGTTCCGCTTCCGCCTTCTCGGCTCTGGAACGGAGGGAAGCTTTTTCTTCATTGATCGCATCTAGCTTGTCTAGAAAGATCTTCTTCCACCTTTCATCATCACGGAACATGCCTGTTTTGATTAGAGCCTTGAGGTTTTGTACCCACACGAGTTCCATTTCACCCCTCCTGCTCTTTGCGCTGTGCGGGTGTGGTGAGATGACGGCGCTCAAGAATATCTCGGAAACTACCGATGTCTGACGGAAGAGCACCAACGGCAGGCTCCCCGATAGCTCTGCGTCGGTTCCGGTCATTATCTAGTATCCAGCGCAGAGCGTCGGCAGCGTCGGGATATCCGTTGAGCCACCAATGCGCGTCGGCGGCTTCAGCTTTCATGCGATAATAGGAGCGTTGATCGGCGAAGGCTTTCGGGCACAGCTTTTCTGCTATCCATTCCTTGATGGCCATCTTCACACCTCCTTCGTTTCGCGGAGGGCTGGGGCGGATGGAAGCGGAATCCAGTGCGTCGGCTCCCAATGGAAGCACGTTTCACGCTCGATATATTCCCACCATGTATCCTGCCTACCTTGCGCATAGCCGATGCTGCCTTTTCGGTAGCGTTCATGGGTTGTTACGCGGGCTTCACCATTCCCCCAACCAACAATTCTCGTCCCGTCCTTCGGAGCGCTATCTATGGATAGCCACGGATCGGCCGGCTCTGCGTCCTCATCCCTCACGGCTGCTGACTGTGGCCGGGCGAGGAATGTCGAGAGACCGTTTTTCTCGCTGGTGCTGTTGAACTTGGCGATGACAGCCGGTTCCAAGTCGATGCCAGCAGTGATGGCGCAGAGGACGGCGCAGTGAATTACGTCTGCAAGCTCTTCGCCAAGGTGATCAACCGTGTCTCGCGATCCCAGCCAGCCAAGACGCTCGCGCTCAAGCTTCTTGATGACGTTCTGAGCCTCGCCGCATTCGCCGCCAAGCTCGTTTCCACGGAAGGACAAATCCGGCTTTTGATCAGGGCACCATTCCTCTTGTCGCTCTACATGGGCACGCTGCAAAGCCCGTAAACTGAACGCCACCGGAGCCTCATCGTCTCCTGACATGTTTGTGATGGCGGAGAGGATTTCTTTCGCGGGGTTAATGTGCTCGGCGTATACGCGCTCCATAGCGCATTCCCATCCGTGGTGCATGGCGTCGTAGAGGTCGGTTATATTCCGATCCTCAAGACCGCAGCCCATGCCGTTGTCGTGATACTCCGGCTCGCCTTCCAGCACGGCCAAAGCCTCTTCAACAGCCTTCACGGTTATCATTCGCTCTTCCCTCCCTGCGGAACAGTGGTGGCGGATTGACGGGCGATGAGCATGGCGTCGTCCTCAATCATGAATTTCTGGACGCGCTTGATGGTCTTCCCTTTGAGGCGATAGACCTTCACAACCTTTGCCTTGTCGCAGGTGAAGGAAAATCCGGTCGATTTGGCATCTTGGTCTTCTGCCAGATCACCGACAGGCTCTACCTCGTAGACCTTGCCAGCGCCGCTGTGGTGCATGCACCCGTAAATGAGAGCGCCTTCAAATTCTGTGCAGATGTAAACCTTAGAGGTGTCGCAAATTCCCATCATGCCAAACCGCGCGAGCGACGGAGCCTTAGTGACGGATGGCGGCAATACAAATTGCCCTACTTTCAGGTTCCCATACCCGCCGTGGAAATATCTCATGCTTCACCTCTCAGAGCCTGCAGCATGAAAGCCTTTCGTTGTTTCCTGATTCCCCGGACACGGCCATGGCGCTTTGTTGCCTCCTTCTCTGCCTGATCGAGGTAGCGGAGTTCTGGAAGGGCTCGATAGAGTCTGCGGCGGCTCTGCCAGGATTGCCATTGTGCGAGGGCGCGGCGGATTAGTCTGTCGAGGCGGTTCATGCTGCTTTCTCCACATCGGAGGGAACAATCCCGTATTCTCTGGCGATGAAGGCAAGCGCCTCTTGGAGGAAGGCTCCGAAGGTTTGCTCGTCCATTGCCTCGAACGAGACTGAAGACGGAACTTTGACGACGTATCCGCCGAAAACCACGTCTTCCGTAAAACCGGTATGAAGCTTGATGAGAGAGTGAAATGCCTTGTCGGTCGGCGCACATCCTGTCGCCTTCCTCACCTCGCGAATGAAAGCGAAGTAGAACCTCAACCGGCTCGGCACTCTCCCGGTGCGCACGTCAATGCGGACGCGCTCACCTTCCTTGATTTCGGCTATGCGCTCACGGTCGGCTGCCATCTCTCCGACCAAATTCGACCCGTATCGAACGACATAAATCGCGGGGGTTTCTGAGGATTTCTTGCTCATTAGCCACCAGCCATCGGGACGGTTTCGAGAACCTTCTTGTCGTCAGAAGCCTTGGCAATCGCCGCATCAATCATTTTGCGAAGAACAAGAGCATCGCCGGGATGACGAGCCCAAAACATCTGCAGGCCAGCGCGGTTTGCATCGTGCCACTTGGCGATCTTGCCGGGGTGCGTCGTCTTGATGTGTTCTGCAACGCGGTCGGCAAACTGGCCGTCTGGAATGTTCTCAAGCGCAAAGCCGTCGTCCCACCAAACGGTGATCGAGTCCTTGCCGCCGATAGCGCGCATGCGGTGATCCTGGCGCTCCTGCTCGACGATCTCAGTGGCCGTTAGGTCAAGAACCTTGGCGCGGTCCATTTCGGCTTCGTCATAGAGGCCCTGGAACTGCTCCGGCCATCCGGCGCGCAAAGCCTGCATCTCGGCGCACTTGGCGATCATGAGGCGCGGCATGCGGCACCAGTTGCCGGACGAGTCCAGAACCTTGTTGCCTGAAGGCTTACGCTTACCTTCTTCCTTGTCGTAGACCCACTCGTCTGATACAGGGGCAAACTCTTCCCAGAACGACTGGCCCGCGACTTCGTACCATTCCCCGGATTTCTGATCCTGCTTCCACAGATAGACCGTGGCCGAAACGATGCCCTGCGGGTTGAGGTGGCTGATAAGCGCCTTATCGACCTCGTATGTGGCAGGCTTAGAGGCGGGGCGGTAGTCGCCGCAGCGCTGCGCAATGACGCGCTGGCCGTCACGGCTGATGATGATCGTTAGCTTGCGCTTCTCGGCGTTGCCCTTGGAAAACACCATGGGGATGATCTGTCCGATGAACGGGTCAAGGCCCTTCGCCCGCGCCACTTCCATGAACAAGTCGAATTCATCTTGGTTGCAGTCCTTCGCAACGGTGCTCTTGACTAGAGAGACCTGCTTCGGCGTCATGTCGAATTTGGTGAGAGCTTGCATGCTTACTTCCTCCGGACGGACAGGCTCAGAGAGCCGTTGTCGAGCGTTGCACCTGGGATTTGTTCTTTGTCCTTGAGGGCGGCCGTCAGCGCCTTCTTGTCGAGCTTCGGGGCAGGGCGCTCCTGTTCGATCCAGAACTTGACCGGGATGTCGGACTCGTTGGTGACGATCAGTGAGGCGGCGCGCTTTGCCAGCGTCAGCGTTGCGGTCGGCAGCTTCATGGAAAACTGCTCGGTAACCAGCATCGCCTGTTCGATCAGAGCCTTGATGCGGTCGATCTTGGCTTCCTTCTTCCGGCGACGTTCGGCGAAAATTTCTTCCTTCGCCTTCAATCCGACGATATGGATTTCTTCCTCGTCGATCTCTGCCAAGGCCGCTTCGATAGCTTCGACGAGGCCGGTTTCGCCTTCGATGGTATCGGCTACCAGTTCTGCGTCGTCGGCCTCGTCCTGTTCTTTCAGGTTGGCGACGAGGCGCTTCGCGGCTTCGGCTTGGCGAGCTACGTTGAATTCTACTTCCGCCATGACACGTTCTCCTGATTGATCTTGTCCTGAATGGCGAACTGGTGATTTGCTTCTGAGAGAGCCCAGTAAGCGATGCTAGAGCCTATGGCCCATGCGATGAGGAGGTAGCCAAGGGCGACGAGATAGTCCTTCGTCGTGGCTTCTATGAATGGGGCAGTAGTGATCTGCTGGCAGGTTCCGGTGCAGGCGCATTCAATGCCGCGCATGTCGCAACGATCAGTAGGGAAGGTCATGACCGGCCCTCCGCCTTGGCGATTGCTGCGGTTGCCTTTTCGATGACCCACGAAGCGCCGGTCATCGCGCCATAGTCAACCACTGCCTGAATCGCCTCCAGTAGATCGGGAGCGGCGGCGATCAGATGGGCGTCACCCTCCTCGTAGACGCATGCGAATAACGACGTGCCTTCTTCCTCAATCGTGAGGATTGACTGATTGTCCTTGTCGGCAGGGCAAAGCCTCTTATTGTCGCCAACGGCGAGGAGCTTCCATGGCCCCGGCGTGTGTGCTGTCTCAGCCATCAGATTGCTCCATACCTGTTTTGGTATTCAGCCAGCAGATCGGCGGCGAGATCAAAAACCTCGTCGTCTACTTCGGTCGGCATGCAACGGTTTCCGGTGACTGGGTGGACGCAAGCCATCGTCCGAAGGTAATCAATGATCTCTTCGATCGACTCCGGGGCTTCCTCTGCATCGACCTTGATTGTGACGATATGCTTCATCACGCGGCTTCCTTCTTCGCTTCCGTCTTCTCCAGAGCGATATCGATCGCCACGAGCGCAGACGTGAGGCTCCCGGATGTCGGGGCCAAGTTGCAGTCCTTGTCCTTCTGCCAGTGCTTGATCCATTCGCGCTGGTTGAGGAGGGCGGATCGGAGGGTTTCGATCTCGCTCATCGTGACGCCCTCCAGATCGGCTCAATGCTGGCGTCGTAGCCAAGCAGGCGAAGGATTTCGTAGCAGCCCTTGGCCTCTTCCATGTCCCAGAAAACGAGAGCTTCATCGCCGTCGCTGGACAGTTCATCTCCAAGCTTGCCGTTCCCGGTCGCGTAGCTCGACGATCCGTCAGAGTGCAGGACGCAGACCATGAAATCGCGAGGCTGCTGGAAGCGTGTATGCGGTGCACGATGAATAGCTGCCGTTTGAATGTTCACTGCCATCTCCTCTTGTTCCTTCGACGTTTCCCGGTGGGTGTCGTTGGGGTGGTCGGTGTTTGATGGACTGAGAATATCCGCTATTGAGGATATGTCAAGCACAATATCCGCTATAGAGGACGAATTCCCTTGTGCGGTGCAGAGCGATGTGAGAAAAAGAAATGCCCCGCACGCTTTGCAAGAGCGTCGGGGCGTTGACTGGCGGATATTTGCGAACCGTTGCCAGTGGTGCTTTTTATAACGCATCCGAAACGATTTGCCAATCCGACAGAGCGCACGAAATGACGGGAACCGGTTCGGTCGTGCGTTGATGCTTGGGCAAGGAACGGGATGCGATTAGGCCCAAGGGTTCTCTGGCAGCGCGAGCTGGTGAGGTAGCCCTATCGTCAGGTAGCCCCTGAAAACGACCTCAAGATGTGCGGCTGGCTATAGTGCGGCACATTGCGGAATAAGCGGCGGTCGGCTCCGAAGAGCAGATTACCCCTTTCGCCCCAGGAGCCCGCTGTTTCTTACGGCGGGGTTCTTGGTATGCGGAGATTACAACGGTCTCACCAAAGAGCAGATACCACTTAGAGGCAGAGTAATAATAATACTATTAAGGCGATCGTGTTCTAAATCCGGGGCGCAACCGAAATCGTAGCAGACCGATCCACAGGAAACGTGAGGCATCCTTTCGATTCCTCCAATAGTGTCCCAAAAGAAAACAATCCTAGATCTTGCTGAGAATTTTGGTGGCCTTCGTGAGCAATTCTAGAGCTGCAGACCGGTCTTTCTCGTCGAGGCGGCTAAGACCACGCAACAGATTCTCTATCTCGCGCGCTGTATCGGGCGCGAAGGATGCTTCTAGCCTGGCAAGTATTTCCGCGTTCATGCTCCGGCCATTGTCCACAGCCGAATGCGCTAGTTTCTTTTTTAGTTCGAGCGGTAATCGCAAATTGTGTCGTTGGTCATCGGTCTGAGGCATGATCGCCTTATGGCCGAAATCCTATGATGTGAAAATGGTGCAATCGTGGTGTCGGTGTGCCATAAATGTGCCATGCGCACGGAGCGCGAATATGGGAGGATGATTGACACCGAGTTAGGATAATGTTCCTATAATGTTCTCCTCGGGGGTAATGGGGTGGGGTATCATTGCATGAACGCCGACAGCGATTATGAAAGATCAAGAAAAATGCGCGTTTCTGTTTTTATTGGAATCATTAGCGCCCTAACAGAGGAGCAACGGCGCGACTGTCTGAGAAAGATCAGGCTTTATCTTTCTCACGAAGGATCTGAAGAATGCCGCTCCGCATGTTCGGATTCGACTCTATCAGAGACAGGATTTCTTGAGTCTCCTGACTCATCTCAACCCCGTAAAGTATCTGGGTCAGGCTGACGTTAATCGCCCCGCAGATCTTGATGAGGTTGTCGATCGTCGGATCTTTTCCCTCACTGAGGATGGAAAACACATAGCCAGGTCCCTTGCCGGCGGCGAGGGATATCTCGCGCTTAGACCGCCCTGATTTTTCGATGGCGTCTTCAAGACGCGCTCTCCAGTCACTACCTTGCATGCGCACAATATCCTCTAAATGGGATATTTCTGCACGTCCTTCATTGAGGACACTTGACGTATCCGCTTTAGAGGATATAGTGGACGTCATGACAAACACTCCTACTGAAAATCTTCTCTCCGAAGTCACAGAGTTCATAGCCGAAACCGGCATGGGTGTTTCGTACTTCGGCAAGGTTGCCTCTGGTAATTCAGAGCTGGTGAAACGGCTGGAGTCCGGTGGGCGCGTATGGCCGGAGACTGCGGAGAAAATCCGAATCTTCATGAGCGAATACAGGCGCACCAAGAAATCGGAGAGCGCGGCATGAGCATCGTTGACGCTCCATTCGTAGGGATAGCTGTGCCTTTGGAGTTTTCTCCGATCAGTAAGGCCTATTGGCAGACTGACGCTGCGGTGAAGGAAATCGCGATCAGGTTCAGCCTTACGGGCGACAAGCAAGTGATGAAACGTGCAGGACACGCAAGACTTCTCGGAATTGCATGCAAGGACTGCGGGAAGGACATGGTCGTTAAAAACCGTGGGCAAGCCATTACTGAAATAGGCGACTTCAATAAGAGTGGACCGAAATACAACAGAGTTCAATGCAATCCATGCTTCCAAATCCAGCAGCAAAACAGGTTTGGTTGTCGGCCCAAAAGGACGTGGGCTGATAAAAAGCCTGAAATCCTGCAGGCAGTGATTGAGCGCAGCGGGAAGCAAAAGAAGGCCAACCCGTCCGCTGCCTCCAAGGACGAATTCTATAAATCTTGGGAATGGCGGACTGTCCGCATGGAAGTTCTCAAGGAGCAAGGTCGCTCCTGCCAATGCTGCGGCGCTACGCCAGGAATGACGGCGGCTGACGGCGCACCGGTGCGCATCGTCGTCGATCACATCAAGCCGATCTCGAAATATTGGCACCTGCGGCTCGAACGATCGAACCTGCAGATACTCTGCGACGAATGCAACATGGGGAAGGGCAATTGGGATGAGACGGATTTCCGTCCGCCTGCCGCTCCTGACGAATGGGTGATTGAGGACGGTGTTTCTCAAGACCTTATCGACCAGCTCACGGACAGAACAACGGGGACGCTGCAATGAAATACGCATTGGCACTATCAGCACTTCTCCTGGCTTCCCCTGCAATGGCTGGCAACAGTCTGAGGGAGGCAGCCAAGCTTGCGGTACAGGTCGATACCTGTGGAGCGAAGATCCCCAACGAGATCATCCAGCAGCTTCTCGTCCGTGGTTCCATGGAAGAGAACATAACGATCAACGATGCGGGCAAGATCGCGATCGGCATGCAGCTAGCATACACGGATATCATCGCGAGAATGAATATGTCTGCTGATTTCTGCGTCGCGGCCAAGCAGGTGAGGACGCAGTGATAATCGAAATTCTCTCATGGGCTGCAGCTTCCATAGCTTGGCTTGCCGTCATGACTATCCTCTGGAGCCGAGACACCATCAAGGCCATCAGCAATGAGCGGAAGGCGAAGGAAGAGGGAAGGCTGAGATGAGCGACACGGTTTACATCCTCCTCCTGATCGCCGTCGTCCCATGTATCGCTATCGCTGGCCTTTGCATCGCCATCTGCGTCACCTCTGGTCGATGCAGTCGCAGGGAAGAGAAAGAGCTAGATCTGCTCTGTTATGGGGCCGTCGAAGGCGCACTCAAAGACTTCAATCCAGAACGTCAGTCCTCCTCCCGCTGACTGTTCGGAAGCCGGTCCCGGCTCTCCTCCTCACGTCCGGTCGGGACCGGCAACATTTGCATACGAGGCAGCGAAAAACGCGCCATGACACGAACGGCAGCCACGCCCAACGGCTCGAAACAATCGTCGAGCGTGGCTGCATCACCGGAAGCAATAGGCGGCGGAGCGCTTCGGTGAATGAGAATTACGGGTTGCGTGCGGTGGCCTGAGTGAGACGAAGGGGCAATCGCCCCGCCAAGGGCCGCCCCTTCGTCTCCAACTACTGAATGAATGTCCTGCTTGGTCATCTCATCGGCTCCATCAACAAGGCCGAATATGCACCGAGCGGAGATAGATAAAATGGGAATTTCACCCGAAGACTCGGGAAAGATTAATAAGCAGGGCAAGAGAATGTCTGACGTAGCAACAGCAAATTTTCTAGTCGAGAAGATCGGCGGAAAACGCCATGTAGGCGACATGCTGCACTCAGCGTGGAGTGAACTGAGCAAGCGGTTTCCGCATAAGAACGATCCTGAGAACAGATGGACTGAACGCCGCCTGCGGGGGTGGTGGAACAACGAAAGCCACATCGTCAAGCATTTCCAGATGGTGGAATTGTACGAGACGGCGGAAGCACTAAGGAAGGCAAGAGACCAGCATGCCGAATTCATCGAGAAAACCGCCCGTATTCGTCAGATGGCTAAGCTTGCCAAGACGGATGCTGCTGGCAGCGTGGCTACGAGACAAGGGCGCCAGTTGGGCTGAATGGATTTGTCCTGAGCTTAAAGAAACCGACGAGAAGAAGGACGAGGAGAGGAAATGACGAAAA